CTCTAAGTACAGGATCTTCTTGAAACTCTGCTAACTTAACAGTAAGACTATGTTCATCTAACATCAAAGCATTCAATTTAGATGAATTCATACCTACTTCATCCCTAAAGAATTTACCAGCAATAGATGCAAATATCTCCTTGTATACTATATTAATAAAATCTGTATCCTGAGTATATACTCTACCTGATTCTTTCAATATTTTATTTGCCATAGCAACGAAAGCAGGAGTAGAATACATAGTAAATTTAGATAATATTTCATTAACATGTAGTACAGAATTAACGGCATAATTAGAAATAAAAATAGCAGAGGGATCTAATTCAGCCCTATCCATATTATCTATAAAAGGTATTAACTTTTCTACATTTTTAAATGTACCATCCTTTAATACCATCTTCATTCTGTTTATGAAGGCTTTTACTTCTATGAGGTTACTACCATATTTCTTTGTATCTACCTGACAAGCCTGAACTAATTCAAATAACTTAGTAGCATAGGCATCTAACTGTACAAATGTAGTCAGTATAGCACTTTGTCTTTTTTTCCATTCAAGGGTAGATCTATCCATATCATGAGTTTCAAGTAGAAACTCTTTATTGAACATTCTATATTGATAATCCTTTAATTCTTCTTCTTTCAGTGCTACATTTAAAGAAGCTTGTAGATTTTTAATAATCTTTTTCTTACCAACCTGCTGAGTAAATACAGATCTAGAGTTGTTCAAACCCTCTGCATAATCAAACAATATTGGTTGCGATATAAAGTAGAATGTAGATTCACCAAAACCACTTCTAAGGAGTAGATTGACTAACTTATGAGTACTATCATTAACATTCAAACCTACAATATATGGGTCTTTTGCTATATCAACGTGTGCATCAATAAGTACAGATAACCAGTCAGTTATATTAACTCCATCCTTGTCCTCTATCTTACTCAGGTCATATGCCATATTTGCAGCATCATAGTTGCCACCTAGATTCATTGGGAAACTATAGGACAACCCAACCATTTGACCTAGTACATGATGTACGTTATTCAAAGCATATGCTGGAATCCCATCTTTACCACCACTATACGCAGCCTTAATATCTCCTTGGAAGGATGGACTAAGAGCCTCAAAATTGTCAAGATTCTTACCTTCTTTAGCTTTTCGTATCCTCTTCTCTATACCCTTCATGTCAGTCTTTAAACTGCCCAATCCAGTAGTAGTTTCAACAAAATGCTCTTTGTTCATTAGAACAGACATATAACTAGATAACAGTCTATTTTGAATAGCTTTTTCTGTATTCTGTTCTACGATAGTAAGTTTCTTAAATTCAGCTAAACTGATATTTAAACCATCGATTTTCTTTCTAAGTTCCCATCTATGTTCAATCTCACTATCAGATGTACCTGTAGAGAATTTAACCTTTACTAATCTACCTTCTTTGTTTAGAACATAATTGTATCTAACAACAAATAACTTGTCTATATCAAAGTCAGATCCAGTAAGAGTAGTAAACTCATAAGGTAACATTATAGTATCACCGGCTGCTTCTGGTAAGAACTCTACTACCTTTAATACAGCAATAGAACTCATACCCTGAGTAGGAATACGATATGTTATAATCTCATCTAGTTTATTAGCCTTTAGGAAATCAACCTTCTCTTTCCATGTTTTATTTTCATAATCAGGAATCATCTTCTTGAATAGGTTTATAGAACACCTACTCTCCATAGCAACAACTCTATCTTTATTAAGTCTAGTAAATTTAAGCTCAGTATCTGAAACAACTTTCCTAATACCAAAACTGGTCATCTGAACTAATTGTTTGCCAGGAACTGTCCTATCTACTACGTACTTATTAACCAAGGATATTATCCTACTCTGAATCCAATCTCTATCAGGAAAACTGTCTAAGTTAAGATATAGGTTACCATCACCATCTAATTTAATAGAATCTATGGTAGTATCCATACCGTCAGCCTTAAGCAACTCTTCCCTTAAGAAAGCTACAAACTTTTCTAGATTTATATTACCTTCACTAAATCCTAATTTATTATCTAATTTCTTAACTCCTCTATTGGATAATTCTGTTAAAAGAGAATTAACTCCTGCGAGTAATTGATCTCCGGTGTATACGTTGCCGTCAACATTATATATCGCTTTATCCTTAATTAGGTTACTTAAAGCAACTTTAATAAACTGCGTACCTATCCTAGTCATATCTGCAGCATGTGGTTCTACAACCAACTGTCTACGAAGATACTTAAACTGCTGAACAGTCACATGCATAGAAGAGAAGTCATTGACTTCATTTCTAGTTTTAATATCCTTATAAAAGTCTGTGCCATTTATAGCACCAACCTTTACAGCTGTATCAAATTTAGCCATATGAATAGTCTGCATACCTGCATACTGACCCTTGGCTTCCATCCTGTCTGCTAAGGACTCTAAATGAGTACCTTTGACTAGAGGCCTAAATAAGGTCGCTAGGGACATTTTGTCATAAAGTGGCACATTATACTTACCATCACTCTGTAATGCAAAATACACGAGCTTAAGGGGCCCTAGAACGACGTCTAGTGCTGTTTGTTCTTCTTCTACTGTTAAGTCCCTACCAGACTCCAGTAAATTAAAAGCTTTCTCTTTCTTCTTAGACCACTCACCCAAACGTACAGCAATTGATCTATACATTTCAGGCGTAATATATACCTGAGCATCTGTAGCATCTACTTCTTCATAACCTTTAAGGTTCTTATCAGCCATTATCTTGGCTTTGATATTAGCCTCTTTTGGTTCCATACCAGCGTTCACATATCTTTCTGTTAATAAAACCACGTGTGTGTTTTTCAATTCTCTAAAAGAAGAACTTTTAAATACTTGTGTATTCAATATAGTGCTTCTATAAGAAGATTTTGTAGATAATTCACCAAATCCATCTACTGATTCCGCTACTACGTTACCTGTAGCAGGTAATGCTCCAAGTCTCTTTATCTTATCCTCTTGTGTTTCACCTGTATCCTTATTAGATTTGTAGAAAGCTGGATCGCCGATGAACAGTTTCTCAATTTCAATATTGTTTATGAAAGTACTAACAGTAAAGTCTGCAATTATAGCTTTCAATCCTTTGTGATATCCGCCATAACTACTAGCATAGTCGTTCATTAATTTATGATCCAGGTGTTCTGTTATTAAAAATGAACCACCTTTACCATCGTCTTTATTTGCTAATATTCCTAAACTTAACGCTTTATCTATTTCTTTCTGAATACCTTTAGTTAATGATTGAGATATCTTTTCCTTAATAGAAGACTCTGTAAATTTAAAGTCTGCTTTCCTTATACCTTTATTAAACTCATTAAAGTGAGAGAATCTATAAGCATTACCACCTTTTGTTTTATTATCCCCATAGAAAGCTTCTATTTTTATAATTCCATTGGAATCTTTGTAACCATCACTAACTCTATAATGATAATTAACTTTTAAATTTTCTTGTAATGATAATAGTCTATCAATTAATTGTTGTTTATGTTGAAAATCACCTGGAGTATTTAATAATAACGGGTGTTTAGATACAAGTTTATATTCGTCATATACATCTTTAAATTCATCTCTTACTGCTACGTTGTGATTTATTCTCTTTAACTCATCTTGAAAATAACCATAGAATAAATCAACCGTTTCTTTAGACGCAATAACCCTACCATCTGGGGTAAAATCAAATCTATTATCAAACCTTTTTATACCCTGCAATAAATAATATGTTTTCTTATCAGCAAGAGTAGGGAAAGGAATTTTATTATCTAATGTGAAGTGTAACTTTAATAAATAATCATCAATAGGAGCAACCTTTAAGAATTCTACTCCCTCCTTATGTGACCTAGATAATGCAGCAGAAAACGTAAGTAATTTTAATTGTTCCCTAGATTTAGGATCTGCAAGTAACTGTCTAGCATACAATGATTCCCCATATAATCCATCTAATACTTGTTCTAAATGACCACCATTCTTCCTTATATTTCTAACAATATCGGTAGTATAACTATTCAAAGAATACGTATAATACATATTACTTTCGGGCCCAATTATTGAATCATTTATTAGTTCGGGATGTGCATCAACATGAATTTCTCCTATAAACTTAACTGACTTTTCATTCCAGTATAGTTTAGTAATCTCATTCTTTTTAATAGTTTTAAACTCATTTAAAGCCACACCGAATATGCTACTTGCTTTATCTATAATCAAATCAAATAATGCTTTGTCATAGTTCTCCTGAGTCCCCATATAATGATTTATGGTTCTTTCATCTACTTCTATGAATATCGTATTTAAAGCATTGATAATCTGTTGCTTATATACTTCTCTTATTGGAACAAGTTTACCCTCTACTTCAACTTCAGTATCGAAATTTTTATTATTACTCCAATGAGCATTAACTTGTTTAACCAACGATGCATACTTAGCTTGTAATTTTTCAATTGCCTCTACATTAATAACAGGATCTATACCATGTTTCCTAGTTACAAATCTAGGAGATCTATATAAGTTTTGATTCCAAGTATTAACGGCAGCTCTACGTGCATTTTGTACGTCAGCATCAGATATAGTATATTGGGTCTGTTGTTCGTCCTTATTTATCCACTTTTGATTTCTTATTATATTAACAAAAGAATGTCTATGCATACGCAATGCAGTTTGAAACTGTTTACGTGTAAGTTCTCCTTTTTCTTCTAGAATGGTAGCTAATCTATTGTAACTATAATTATCTGGGTATGATCTAAGTTTAGCAATCATTTCTTCGATTGTATCTAGATCTCCCATGTCTTTCAACAAGGCATTCCACGTATCTGCAAAGTCAACCCTATCATACATAAAAGTAAAAGGATTTCTTTTATTAGATTTAGGTAAAGTCTTGATTAAAAACTTTATGCTAGCTAATACGTTCTTCTTACCATCTGTTTCATAAGAAGCCTTAATATGCTGTTCAATACCAGTATCTATCTGTACTACTTCCTCGTCTTCTTGATCGTTCTCGTCTTCTTTAAGTAGACGTATATTTAGTTTTCTAAGGTCTTCATTTATTAATTGCCTATATACACTATCCTTAGATTCTAAATCATCTACCAATTCTGTATACAAATTAGCAAGACGAAATCCATTATCGCTTTGCTCTTTATTTGGAGCATTTTTTCCAACGTTTTCAAACTGGGTAATACCTGCTTTCAAACCATCTATCATTGGTTTCCAATCGATAGTTAGTTCGTTAATATCATTGATATCTTCAATACCATTAGAGTTAATCAACATTTGAGACATACCAGTAATCAAATTCTTGGCTTGTACTCCTGTGTTTACTTCCTGTAATTCTTTACCCTTAATATTATATCTAGCTAAACCAAAGAACCCTTTGTTCTTCTTGTTCAACTCATTAGATACAGTACTATATTTAAATCTACCACTTTGGATCATTCCAAATAAGTGATCGATATCCACTTTGTGTAGTCTAGTTTCTGCATTTTCACCAAAGAATGATTTAATGAAATCAAACATTTCAACAAACCATTTCATTATAGCCCCAAATAAATTGGTTTTCTTAATATCCCTGGCTTTGTTTATCTGATCTCTAATCGTTTGAATATCCCTAATACCACCTTCATCTTCATATATAGCACGAGCAGCCTCTTCTACAGTCTTATACTTATTAGAAAAAGAATTGATACTTTCTGCTTGTTCTTGCTCTATAACAAAATCTCTAAACTTTTCAGCTAACACTTCTTCTATTTCTTCATCTGTAGAAGTAAGCATCTTATATTTAATCTTTGCTATTTTATATATAGCCTCACGTTCCATTGGATTAAGATAACCCATAGATACCCTATGAAATGCTTCATGATATATAGTACCTGTTTCAGCACCTTTATACAACTGAATCATTGAATGCTGATATAATCCAAATAAGGTCGGACCATCCTTAGTCATTTGAATTAATCTATCTCTCTTTTGAACTAGATCTCTAACATTCTTACCAAATCGTTTAGTTAACCATTTGTCTACTTCCTTCTCCCAATTCTGTTCTACATATGGTGCAGCCTTTGTTGGTCTACCTGCAGACTCAAATGGTAATTGTATATCATCTAATGATACAGGTTTAACTTCCACTGTCGATTTGTCTTTCTCAACAGGTTTAAGTTTCTTTAATTTTGCTAATTCAGCATCATATTTTGCATTAATATAATTAACAGATTGTTCAAAAGGAGTACCATATTGCTTCCATGCTTGTTCTTCTTCTGGACTTTCTGGTTGAGAAATATCTACTCCATCTTCTAATGCAGATAATGCTCTATTAGACCACTCACTATCATTTTTTAATAACTCTTCTTTTCTTCTTTTTTCAATTTCTGCTACCTTATCATCAACTTTAGTTTCAACAATAGGTGCCTGAACAGGTTCTACCTTTGGTGTTTCTTCTTTCTTAACACCAGACATATTAGCATACAACTCTACTTGAAGAGCGTCCAACATTCCCTTTAAACTATCACGATCCATTGATAGACCATCATACTTTTTAAATGAAGCAACAGTAGATTTGATACTTATAAACTTTCTACCATTTGCACTACCTATTTGTGCAAAGTCATGTCTTTGTTCACTAACCACTCCAGTCTTTGGATCACGAACAGAACTGGTATAATATAACTCTGTACCGGCTTCCAATGTACTTAACATCTTCCAGTCAGTTATCTTATTATTACCTAACTCAACTTTCTTCCTGGTTACTTCTTCTGCTTTCTTTTCTTCTACCTTCTTTGGAGTAGGTGCTACTTCTACTGGTTGTTCCTTCTTTTCTATCTTTAAGTAATCATCGTGATTATTTATAGCAAGGATAGGACTCTTGAATACTGATTTCTTTTTACCTTTACCAACCAATTCAACATCGGTCATAATCATGTTACTAGAAATAAGTACACCTGTATATGTACTCTTACCATCACTTACAATAGGATTCTTTTTACCTATCCTAAACTCCCTAGTTAAAGGTTGATTGATAGCAACCCTTATATTACGAACATTAGATTTAGAATTTCTATTGTCAAGGGTAACTGTATAGTTCTTATGTGTAGTAGCCCATTTGATAAAGTCTGCTTTGTTCTGTTTATCCTCTTTATCAATATCCCCTTTTTTAGGATTTAACCATCTAGTATTTTGACCAAAGGTTATTTCTCCTTTGTTGACATACAGTTGTTTATCACGTAACCACTCACCAAGTTCATACTTCCTACCTTGATAATCCATAGCAGTTCTCTTAGCACCATACAATACTAAGAATGATATGATCTCACCGGCCCTGAGTCCTTCAACTCTATCATCAGGGAACTTAGCGTTCCAACCATCACCATCTTTAGTATATACTGCTTTTAAAGCATCCCATAATATCTCAGCATGCTCAGGAGTTAACTTCTGTGGGTTAACCTTAACAGGCACTTCCTTCTTACCATCTGGTGTTTTATTTGTATAGATATATACACCCCCTGCTTTCTTAGTCTTACCAGTACTAGGGTTACCTATACCTGTATAGATAACACCATTGGACTTAGCACCTAAACCAAGTTCTACCTTATTTGGTTCTACACCAAATACAGTACTTATATTCTTATTAGTTTTACCTGAATTGTAGAAACCAGAATTAACTCTTTTTACAGCACCCTCAATTGAAGTAACACTATAACCCAATAAAAGGTTACCAATTATCTTTTTTCTAAGCTTTCTTTCAGTCTCATCTTTAGCACGATAAATAAAGGCGTTATTTGCCCCATTATAGGCCCCTAGACGAACGATCGCCCGAATGGGAATATGATCTACCACCGAATTAAAAATTCCAGGATTTGAGGCTAAAAAGGCCTCTATTTCCTTCTTAGTCTTCTTGTCCTTATTGATAAAATCTTTATGAGCTTGAGTAAATTTAAAATCTTTATATGTTATAATACCATTTAAAATTTTATCTAGTGTGTCTTTGGCTATCTCATACTTAATAGTAGCTTTACTTAAGTCTGTATTTGGATCAGATATTAAATTATCTAATCCTTCATCAAATACTCTTAGTTCGCTTTTTTTCTTACCATGACTATATGTAATTTGAGTAAACTCTTTACCCAATCTACTGCCTGATTCAACTAGTTCACCTGGTACATCTTGCATATCTTCTGGGACACCATCTTCCTCATTATCGCTAACAGGATCGGTGGTATCTGCTCCTTCGTCAAGATCTTCTTTTACATCTAAATTTATATTACCTGCTGTAACGGTAATAGTAGAATCTGGGATTATTTCCTGCTTCTCATCTATTAAATCTATTTTATATATAGTAGGATCAGTAGGATCAATCTCCTTTACTATGGCTGGTAACTTAGTGCCAGCATTCTCTTCACCTGCAGGTATGGTATATTCAACTATATCATTTATATCTGGGATGAAGGTTTCCTTTTCCTCTTTGACTATTGTAGGATCTTCCTTTGTTTTTGGTTCAAAGAATTTTGGATTAGATGTATACTCTTTGATATTCCTCTCGGTTGATTTAATTGTTTCTTCAACATAATCCAATTCTGTTTTAGCTTGAACAAAATCCTTTACTTTATGACCTGTAGTTAAGTTAAGAGATTTGTTTTTCTTTACATCTTCTGGAGTTCTAGCTTCTGCTAATTCTTTATTTTCGTTTTTCAATTGAGAAATGGCGATATCCTCCATCAGCTTTCTAGCCATGAAGTTAGATGCCATCTCATCGTTCGTCTCTTTCTCTGCAGCTTTTGCAAAGTATTTAGATAGTTTCTGTAAGTTCTCTATGGTTACATTGTTCTCCATAGTTTGTACAGCACTGATAATTCTGCGCTGATCGTTTTCTGATGTATTAGACTTGAAAGAATATACATCTACTTTTAAATTATCAACCTTACTCCTTAAATCTTGCCCTAATTGATTATACTTTTCATTAAGGTATGTTTCCCTTGTTAATGCAATAACTTGTTGGGCATTCTTTAATTCCCCTTTGTCGAACATTTCAACAAATGCCTCATGCAACTTACCAATTCTTTCTACATCAGATTTAACTTCACTGAAGTCTTGACCTGCCATTAAATCTAAATCCGTATCTTCTAAACCAAATGTTTTTATATCTTGATCTGTTGGTCCTTTCTCCAGTACGTCTATGAACTTAAGAAACTTATCATAGTTACCATAGAAGTTAGCAGATGTAGCAGCACCCGCAATCATATTTATAAGAGTCTGTTTCTTACTTAACGGACTACCCATTTCCATTGAACGCTTATATTCATCTGTAGCATGGGATATAGCACCTGCAAAATCAGATGTAAAGTTCTTAACCCTTTCTTGTTCAAAGGTTTTGATGGGTTTACCCTTATCGTCTTTGCTAGTCTTTTCTATAAGTTCTTTAATACCTTTACCACCAGTTTGCATCACACCGGCACCTAATGCACCAAACATAAAAGAAGTCCAAGTATCACCAGACTTCATATACTTACCTAACCTATCCTTACCAAAGAAACTACTTTCTTGATCATAACCTAATGCTACATCACTAAGGTACTTAGCTTCCTCTTGTACTATATTCTGGAATATTTCTTCGCCACCTTCCCCTATCATATCTAAAGGAACATTATAACCAGCTTTAAATGCTGCATCTACAACGTTCTTACCCTCTGCTCTTAAAGTAGCATATGTGTTCTTTAATGATTTACTTAAGAAAGCATTGTTGAACAACATGTACTGTGGTATGTTCTGTAGAAGTAACCACTTGTTTTTATCATATATTTCTGCTGCAACCTTAGAGGCTTCTTCTCTAGCTTCCTCAGGATCGACACCTTTTTCTATAAGGTAATTATATCTTTCATCATAGCCACCTTTGGCTTCCATGATACTTTCAATGTGGTTAGATATAATACCACCAGTTACACCTTCTGCTATTTGAATACCAGACTTGCCTAACTTTAAAATCTTATTTAATTTTGCTATTTTTGCTATGCCGCTTAAACCTTTAACTGCTAATGTAGCAGGTACTATCATTGAAGCAAAAGAAGCCACGCTTGGTAGATTGGACATCCACCAAGAAAAATGACCAGGTGAAAAAGAACCTGGTTTGTAATTGGTATAAATTGGAAAAGCGTCCTTAACGTCTTCTTTAAAACCACCTCCTAACTCTGAAAGGATATTACTGAATGTATCTTCTGAATCAGTGAACGCTTGTTTGTACATAGACAGGTCGATAAGATTACCAACCCCTTCTACTATACCACCACCTATCTCCCCAAAGATAGTTTGGGCAAGCATATTACCAAACTGGTCTATGTTTGGTTGATTGATAGCCCTATTTGCATCCTGATTTTGACCAGGAACAAACCCTGTATCTAAATCACTCCCACCCTTCCAACCAGCTTGTTGACTATAAATAGATTCTTTTTCTAAAACAGGATTGTCAAATCTATTCTTTAAGTTAAGTAATTCTTTTTCGTATTTACCACTCTCTTTTTCTGGTAAGGCTGTTATTGGATTAATCTGGCTTACGTTTATTTCATTCGGCATGTAAATAGTATAATGTTATTTTATTCTTCGTCTTCAGATTCAAAATAATTTGTTTCAGGTAAAGGTTCAGTATTCTTATCCCCTTTTGTAAGTAAATTACCAGATGAGTATTTATCTAATTTCATTTTAGCCCTTTTCTGCTGTTCTGCTATAAACTTATTTACTGGCATTGTCATACCTTGTCCTGTTTCCTCATCAACCCATCTTACTACAGTTTTGAAAGGACTTTCTGGAGAATCTGTAGGTACGTTCTTAACTCTATATTCTCTACCATCTGATAAAGGAACAGTTACTTCTGGTAAACCAGTATAAGTAGCTCTATAAATAGCATCCATATCTGCAAAAGCCGATTGTTCTTCTAAACTAGAATCTATTAACAATGTTCTAGTCCCACCATTCTTACTAGCAACTTTAACAACATAAGCACCAGGCATACCATATGGATTCCCAGTAGACCTACCTACAATAGATACTGTTTCTATAGCATCTAAATCCAGTGTAGTTTGTCCCTTACCACCTTTAACCAATCCTTTTTTTCCACCATCTCTGTGAAATAAAGTATCTCCGTTTACAACAACTCCTTGTGATCCAGCTGTACCTAAAACAACTACTTTTTTACCGCTAGTCATTGTAGTCAAAGCAGCCCTAGAATCTTTTGAGGCACCTGCTGATAATAATTTATTCTTATCTTCTATTTCAGATGTCCCCATTACATTATGATATACCGGTATATTTTTATAATTAGTAATTGAATTTTTATATAAAGCTATTATTTCTTTTGGTTGTAATCTAGTATTTGGGTTTTCTCCCTTATACTGTTGAACATAGTAGTCTACAATTTTTTGTTTTTCTAAATCAATCTCTCTAGTATCTTCTGAGCCAGAATCAGAACTAATTGAAACACCGTATCCACGTGTTCCAACACTAGTACTATATGTACCTATTTTCCAAACTTTACCATCTTTATCTAAATCTATATCATCTAATATATTAGAGACCATAGCATTGTTAGTTACAGAACTTAAATCGGTTAATGGATTTAAGGCATCTTCGACACCAATTCCCATTCGTTTAGCCCAGAATTCTGGTAGAAACTTTTCTTTTGTTGTTACTTCTGAACTAGTATATTTCTGAATCATTGTGTTAAGTAAAGAAGATTGCTCTTCCGCTACTTCTTTTGTTGCTTTTGCTACAGCTTCTTCTCTAGTTAACTCTCCCCCTCTCATATAGTTTTCTGCAAGATACTGAGCTTTCTGTCTGAATGAGTTACCAACATTACCTGTAGATATGGCATTCTTTGCAACTTCTGCAACCCTCTCGGCAATTACACCATGAGATAAACCAGATGTAATAAGACCATTTTTACCCATACTAGGACCATATGTAGATATTAATTGTGATTCTAAACCTTTAGTTAAATCATCAACCTCTTTGTTTATATCAACATATTTACCTATACCCACGCCTGATTGTAATGCACTACCAGGAGATGAAGCAAACCTACGTAACTCATTGTCATACTGACTTGCTAACCAAGGTTGTTTTGATATATCATCTGCTGACTTCATAAGAGTCTCTTGTAATTGCTTATACTGTTCTTGATTGTATGTAGCCTTACCTAGAGCACCTTCTGAACCCAATGCATTCTTTAACTCACTAGTTAATTTAAGAACCTCTCTCCTATAATCAGGATTACTCCTATCACCTGTACCAATTTTATTTGCAATACTAGTCAACTTAGTATTATAATCCTCTACAAACTTCTTAGCATCTGTTAAATCATTTACTTTAACTAGTTCCCCGTTAGATAACCTAACTGCATCTAAACCTTTAGCTACAGCCAAATCACCTAGTTTCACTTCGGTTGCTTCTATTTCATCTGCACGTTTTTGCCTATACTGTGCTGCCTGAGATATCTCCTGAAAAGGAATTGGTACATATGTATCTACAGGATTATATTGTGCGACTGAGTCGTATCTATTTGCCATTACCCTTTTGTATTATATTTCTTCATCATTTCTTCTAAACCTGGCATCCATTCTTTTAAGTAAGGAAAGGCTGCCGTCATTGCTTCTGTTCTCATTGCATCTGCACTCTTCATATTTCTATTCCTAAGTAATAAAGAAGACGCATCCCCTATGTTACCTGCTGCAGCCGCACCGTAATTTCTCTGAGCGGCCCTATTGCGTGCATTCCAATCACCAACTTGCATATTCGTTTGTGCTCTCTGCTGACCTAATTGTGCCCTCATCTGAGCTTCTTCTCCTCTGTATCCTGCATCCATTTGTGATTTCTGTGTATATGCTGCAGAATCACTACGAAGTCTATTAGCATAACCACCGCCCATATTAGATAATAATTCACCACGAGACGATGCTGTATTACGTATATTCCTATTATACGTATTCTGATTCATTTGGTTCTGTTCTAGTAATGGACGTACATCAAATCTACGATTACGCATCAATGACATTGCATTATTGTACTGAGGATTATAATAGTCTTTTGGATTCTCAACTTCTGGTTTCTGAAAGGCATTGTATAAGTTATATAGTCCTGGAGCAAATGAACCTACTGCACCTGCTATACCTGCCCAATCAGTATTATTACCTTCTGGGGATTGTCCTTGTTGTGAAGCAGATTTAAATGCAGACTGAGTTGTTTCATAAGCTGGAGCGGAAGCATTTTGACTACCGGTTAAATTCATTGTTGGCCCACCAACATCCCCATAACTTGCTTGAAGGGGAGTCGTTGTTTGAGGCACATATGGACCAGCCAAAGCTCGTTGTGATGGATCAAACCCATCTTCATTTCCGTATCCTTGTCTAGGATCTGGTATACTATAATTAGATGTGGCGGGATAGTTAATCTGTTTTATTGGAGAAGTACCAGAACTAGAAGAACCAGTTGGTGCCAAATTATATGACTCCGGTTCATAATTATATGTATTCACTTTTTGTTCTCCAGTACCAGAAGTAGAAGCAACATTATGATATCTGCCATAATCCCCAACTTGATCATATGCGTTTTGAATATTATAGTTTAGAGAAGGATCCACTATACTAGAATTATTTGAACTACGTCCACTTAAATAATTAAACATAGGGTCATTATTAACAAACTGTCTAAACTGACTATTTGCAGCCCTATTATCTCTAAGTCTAGATATAAACCCTCCCTTCGAATACATCGGAGTATCTCCGCCTTGTTGTTTAGAAGGATGTGATTCCTGATCGGCATATAAAGCATCTAATTTGGCTCTTAACTTCTTTGCCATTAATTCTGCTGTTTTCCTACTTATTTGTGTTGCCATATTATGCTTGTAAATTTTGTTCGTATTTCTCTAATTGCTTTCTTAACTCATCAGCTAATTGAGCATATGTTTTCTTTTCACCCTTAGGTTTAAGTTTGTCACTATATATTCTTGTACCTGGTTCTAATGCTACTTGATTCTTACCTGTTGCATTTGCATGTGAAGGCATATTCATTTTCTGCATTGAACCATCTGGTCCTTGTGTTACTTCTTGTTTCTCTAATTCTGCATTAGGCATACCTTGAGGTATCATACCACCCTGTGCATATAAACTCCTATAGTTAGCTTGTATTAACTGTTTACGACCAGGTCCTTTTTCATAATCCTCAGGAGACATAATCATTGGTTTACCTTTCTTATCCCTATTAACAGAATTAACCCATTGATCTGCACCACCATTATATGACCAGTTACCACCACCTTGTGGAGTATACATACTTGGATTACTAGGAACTATAGGTTTAACTGGACGTTTACCATATACACCTACTTCTGGAATAAAACCAACCATAGGATCATAACCAGGAACTCTACCCCCATATGCAAATGTAGCAGCATAAGGATTCTCAGTAGCATCTGATTGCTGTTGCATACGTATCATACCTTGTCTTTGTTCCATTTGTGCACGTTCTTCTGCATCTTGTTGCTTATTAGCAGCACCGGCTTTAAGTAAACCTATACCACCCCCTATAGCACCACCTACAATAGCACCTAATGGGCCTAACATCATACCTGCAGCTGCACCTGATGCAACGCCACCTAGACCTTGAGCAGCATAACTATCTTGACCACCAACTGCTTGTAATGCACCACCAGCCATACCAGCAATACCCAATCCACCTTTTATATTGGCTGAGTTCTCAATACCACTCCAGTTTAAACCACCGTTGCCATATTGAACAAGCCCACCCTTTTGATACTTCCACGTAACTTTATTACTTTTAGAAGTTTTATATTTTCTTAAGCTCATTTTATCTAAATGAAAGTCTATAATTTGTTTTTACATATGACACTGAAAAGTCATAGTCTATTTTATCAGATGCATCGTTTGCATATTTAAAGTCTACAATCATATGATTACCCCTAATCCTATCTTTATATAACTGTGTTACATCTAAATTATCAGCAAGATATATATCCTTAACTGTACCAGCAACAATATTTACTATATTTCTAGGAACAGTTGTAGTAAAATAACTCTCTCTCCTATTGTACCCTAATTCACCTATAGATGAATCAAAGGTGTCTGTCATAGTATGATATGTTAAATCTTTCCAATCTGTATTCTGATATGAATTCCTAAACCTAATCTTGTTGAATGTATCTTTATATACACTTAGATTATTACTATCAATGGTATTAGTAGCAAAGGCTAATGAATCAAATGATTTAGTATATGAATACTTATCATTAACTAATATACTAAGTTTAGATTCTGAATAATGATCAGAAGCAGCATCATAATTTTTACCCCTAGTGTTCATATTATGTGTACCTAACTTAGTAGCATTTGGATAAACACTCATTAAATTATAATTAGTATTAACATACATAAATGGTTCTGGTGATTTGAATTCACTAAATACATCACCTGATTCTGAAAAACATAATGTATTGTTAAAGTATAAGTTTATAGTAGCACCTTCTGCCCCTAAGTCATCTGTAGTAGTATACGTTACTTGAGAGGGATATATACTTGATACTGGATCAGTTGCTAATTTAGTAGTGATAGTCATAGGACTACCAACCCTTAAATATTTCCTATCTGTATTTAACCTGAACAGATTTACATCTTTCGCCCTAATATTATAAATAAAAGTAGCATAACTTACAATAGTAGCGGGAGTTGAACCTTGAATTGTAAACAATACTTCTTCATATAAATTATCATAACCTACCACTACATCATCTATAGACCTATATGAATTAAGGAATGACTTCATACCTTTAGTTGATGCCAAAGGATGTAATGAATCACTAAACCTATATATATCACGTTTAGAATTATCTAACCAATATAGACCCCTAGGCGTTAATCCTAACCCAAACCTGTTTGTATTGCCTATAGTGTTAGACATATAATCATATCTGTCTAATACACCACCTGTACCTAGTACTAATTGACCAGGATTATTATCTGCAATTAAAGAACGTTCATTAACAGATACTATACCAAAACCATGATCTTGAAAGAAGAACAACCTGTTATTGTATAGTTTAATATTATTAATAGGACCACATTTAGAATCTACTTCTATATAATCATTAACTAAGAATTTAGTCCATGAATCAGAAGTCTCCCCGTTTATTTTAACTTGAGAATTAAGTATTCTAAAGTCAAAAGTTGTATTAGCTACAAAATCAGTAGGTTCTGCAAAATATGTATTTACTATATTATCCTGAGAATATACGGTATTATATAAATATAAGTCAGTATTTTGAACATATATATTTGGAGTACTTGCTAAGTCTTCATGTGTTCCCGCAACTTCTTGTAGTAAACCAACATTTGTTACATCAAATACTTTATTTAAATGATCGTCGTGTCTTAGATTTAAATTAATAGAAGTTTCTAGAGGAATATGAGCATACTCAGTTAAAGTATTATCCCCATCTAACCCAGATGGTCTAGATAAATCAAAGATTGAAAGTAAAACACCAAATACACTTATGAAGGTATCTCCGCCATAACAATTAACTGTAGTTGTAGCACTATCTACAATATCACTACATCTTATATAATTATTTAAACTTCTAGCGTTATATGTATTTCCGCCATATTGTGTATAATAAACATTTCGTTTATAGTTTGTTATATGCAGATTATCTGAAAATAAAATAGAAGTTGTATTGTCTAATTGATAAACAAAACTAATAC